CGCCTTTGGGATATCTCAAGTTGTTTGTGTCTGTTGGGTGAATTGCTTCCATCCAACGGTCGAATAGTTTTCTCTCATAGAATTCATTCGTACACAAGAATGTCAATGATGTATCACTATATTGTGTTTGATATGGTACTTTGAAAGTTGGTCCGTAAATTTTAACATCCGCAGTTGTCATTGTTTTACCAGGCAATTCTGCTGCTTCACATTGAAGTGCTAAATTGCGAGACATGGATGAATTTGACGTTTTAGAATATTCATCTCCTTGACCACCACGGCCAAATGCAGAATTAATTGCATCTGAAACATCACTAAAGATTGAATTTGGAAAATTCAAAATCTTTTCAAAAATTGAGTTACCAACAAATGAATTAATATATGGTGGAATCGGAAGAACAACTTCATATCTACAAGTCTTTGCCAACCCGTCTTTGGACCTGATGTTAGATAGAAATAAATTTGGTGAGAATGCCATTAGAATTTTTTCCGTGAGTCTGCGTAAACTTTACTTGTTGTTGCACCAACAAATGATTCAACTGGTAACATTGCAGCAATGTCCCATTCATCTGCGGTGATTTCCAAAAATCTGGATTCAATCTGTGTAAACAGATATCTTTTAATGCATGGATTTGCTTCGAATATCCTAGAAGCTGCGGCCAAGTATCTGTAATTAATTTTTAACTTTGTTTTTTCATCATAAGTATCATTAGACATTGTATCACTCAATTTGTCTAACAAAATCATTCGATGTTTAGGATGAATATAGTGTAAATTCAGACCTAAAAATCCATCATTATACTTTTCAATTGGAATCACTAATGGAAAACGGTCATAATAAGGCATACTGTCTTTTGTCTTTGGGTCATAGAAATAGAAGTACATCTTTCCAATCATGGATGTACCTTTAAGTCTTTCTCGGTCCCGCATCAATGCAGATGAGGTTGGTTTCAAGTCTTTAACTTTTGCTCGCAACCATGCCCTAGACGCATTGGTTCTAGGTGTCAAACCTTCTTTTGCAAGAGAGGTTTTAATTCTGTCAAGTAGTTTTGCCATCTTCTATTTATCTCATATACCTAAGTCTTTTTCGGTTAAGACTTTAAATTGCCATCCATGTTCTTTACAGAACAAATCGGCAGCTCTCCACTTTTCTTGGTTCACGGCATATGTTGCCGACTCTTGGATGAACCGTGCCGTTTTACGTCTCCTGACTGGTTGTTTTGTCTGAGACTCTGGCTTTACTTCCAGCACCATTGTCGTCTCCTGACCATCTTTCCGTTTGATCCTAACGATGAAGTCTGGAAAGTAACGATGCACTTTTTGGTCGATAGGAGACTTATAGGGTATGGGCAACTCTTCCGATGCCCACCAGATAACTTTTGGGTTATCATCTAACCACTTCATTACCCTAAACTCCCATGAAGAACGATAGACAATGTTATCCGCATTACCATTATACTTTTTTGGATTCTTAGGATTGAAAATTCCTTTTTTATATGACATAAATACTATCTATAACTTCTACTAGGACAATCATGGCTCTTTTTGGTCTTTCAGATATATCATTCAGTAAAGGTACTTCTTCACGAAAAGGTCCTTTAGCCGCTTTAGTCGGCAACGAATTTGCAACGACAACATTGAAATATCCACTAGATATTGGTAATGCGGATAAAGCACATTACATGGTGTTTTACATCAAAGCACAAAAAGCAACACAATTCAAATTTACTGCCGCAAGAGACTTCACCTCTGAAGATTATGCACAATCGGGCTCAGTGAATTCGATTAGTGGTGTGATGAATAATGGTGGTGCATCATTAGGTCAACAACTTTTATCCAAAGTCAATAGTGGACTAGGACAATTAAATGCAAAAACAAATGGTGCATTAAGTGGACTTACAGGTGCTTTAGGTAAAGCAGCAGGTGGTCTTGCAAGCAGTGTTGACAACCTGTTTGGAAAAGCAAGTTTATCTCTAGGTGGTGAATCTGCACAAACCAGTTCTCATATTGACACTTCAATAAAAGCAATCACAAATAAAAGTTTTCTAAAAACAACGCAATTGACTACAGATGCGATTGCTTTGTATATGCCAGATTCTTTAAATTATTCTTACACACAATCATATACTGATTTGAATTTAGGTGGTGAATTAGGTGGTAAAGCAATGGCTGCAGGTGCATCTCTTATTGATGCATTTAAAGGTGGTGAAGGCGCCGCAGATACGGCTAAGTCAGTTCTTAAATCTGCGGGTAAAACTGCTGGACTTGAAGGTGCCTCGTTAGCAGCAGATGCAATTGGCGGTATTGCAGGTTCTGGAACTGCACAATTAGGATTTCAAGCTGCCACGGGTACTGTTAGAAATCCAATGTTGGAAATGGTTTACTCATCACCTGGTTTTAGGTCTTTTCAATTTGAATTTACTTTTTATCCAAGAGATGAAAGAGAAGCACTAGAAGTTCAGCGCATTATTGAACGATTTAGATTTCATCAAGCGCCAGAATTAGTTAAAGGTGCCGAAGGTTTCTTAATTCCTCCTTCAGAGTTTGATATCAAGTTCTACTATGCAGGTTCAATGAACCCAAACATTCCTGCTATGGCAACAACAGTACTAACACAGATAGATGTTAATTACACACCGAACGGATGGACTGCATATGAAGTACCAGGTGAAAACAAACCTGCACTAGGTAGAACAGGTATGCCTGTTGCAATTCAATTAGCATTGCAATTCAAAGAAACAACTTTCCTTACAAAAGATGATTTTAAAGGTGGTGAAAAAGGAGAAGGTTCCAATAGAGATGCAAAAGGTTTCTTAAATTAACAATAAAAAGAATATAACATAAATGGCTAGATTTTTCAATTACTTCCCAAAAACAGTTTATACTGCCAACACAGCTGTTGGTGGGTTGGATACTGTAACAAACATTATTGCTAGATTTGCATTTGAACAAAGACTGAAAACTAATTCTGCGGCATTTTACAAATATTCAATACAAGATTCTGATACACCAGAAATCATTGCTCATAAGTATTATGAAAACTCAGAAAGACATTGGATCGTTCTAATGTTTAATGATATCATTGACCCACAATATGATTGGCCTTTGCGTTATGAAAATTTCATCAGTTATGTTGATTCAAAGTATACTGCAAACGGTGCCGCAAATACAACAGTACAAACTGGTCTTGCATGGGCAATGAACATAAACAATACACACTCTTATTACAAAATTATAAAAAGAACATCAGCAGACGGTACAGTAATAGAGGAAAAATTACAAGTAGATGCTAATACATATGCCAATGTGGCTGCAACATCATCTTCGATTACACTACAAAGTGGAAACATAATTACACAAGCGGTCACTAAAGAAAAGAAAACTCATTATGAATATGAGATGGAAACAAATGAAGCAAAAAGAAACATCATTTTGTTGAAACCTGAATTTGTACCACAAATTGAAAAAGAATTCAAAAAGGTAATTAAACAATGACCTTAGAAGTCAAGCGTTCCACGCAGTTTCATATAAACGAATTGGTTCTTGTTACCAAAGGTGGCAATATTGATATTTCTGCTATTTTTGAAGAAATTAATATATATGATAGTTTATTGACTCCGGTAATGACTGGAAATATATTGATACGAGATGCAAATGGTTTATCAGACAAATTAATTTTTGATGGATCTGAATCTTTATTGCTAGACATTGCTAAAGATAAAAAATCTGATATTGCGGTTTTTAAAAAATCATTTCGTATATACAAACAGTCTGATAGAAAAAATGAAAATCAAAATAGTGAATTGTTTCTTTTGAATTTTGTTTCGGATGAATTGATGTATTCTGACCAACAAAAAATAAATCAATCATATGATTTGACTTATACACAAATAGTTCAGAAAATTCTTTTAGACTATTTAAAAATACCAAACAACAATGGTGGTGGTGTTTTTGATGTATCATATGGAATCAGAAAAATTGCAATACCAAATTTAAGACCTTTTGAGGCAATTGAATGGTGTGCAAAACGTGCTGTTGATGTTAAACAGGCACCAAACTTTATGTTCTACCAGAATTTGTTAGGATATAATTTTGCAACTCTTTCTAACTTGTTGACAAAGCCCGATTTACTTGACATTAGATTTGAACCTAAGAATCAACCAAAAGGCAATCCAATGTCTGAGATTAGTAGTGCAAGGTCATTAGAGATTGTTGCACAAACTGATGGCATTGAAAAGGCAAGGTCTGGTGTTAATGCTGCCAAGTTTGTTGGTTTTGACCCGACAACAGGAACAGTATCAAAGAAAAATGTTAGTTTTGGTGATGTGTTTTCTACCATGAAACACGCCAATGAGAATCCAACAATGTCTGCGATACCAAACCGTGATGGTAAGGACAGTACTGAAATGTTTGATTCTAAACAAACAGTAAGTTTCTTTAGTGCAGCAAAACAATTTAGTGCATACATTAAAGAAAAAGCACCGACAACATTAACTAAAGAAGATAACACAGAATCTTATCTATTACAAAGAAAAGCGATTCTATCCAACTTAATGGGTAGAAGAATTAAATTGACTATGCCTGGTAATTTCAATTTAACTTCCGGATTCAATGTAAATGTGATTGCACCTAACTTTGGTAAAAAAGAAAAGGGTGGAGAAAACTCCGATGAAACAGTAAGTGGTAAATATCTAATCATAGCGACTAGACATATGATTGGATTTGACAAACATGAAACTGTTATTGAAGTTGCATCAACATCAACAAATGTGCCGTTCATTCCACAAGCAAGTGTAAATCAAGTAAAAGAAATTTTGAATTATTAATATGGAAAAAGATAAAGACTTTGCTGGTAAAAACGGTTTCATTTGGTGGACTGGAATTGTTGAAAATAGAAACGACCCATTAAAGATGGGACAATGCCAAGTGCGATGCGTTGGATGGGATGCAGATAATAAAATGCATTTACCCACAGAAGACTTGCCTTGGGCAAAGCCTTTGTTACCAGTAAACGGCACAAATGTTTTTGCACCAAAAGAAGGTGACATGGTTATTGGATTCTTCATTGATGGCGA